ACAGTTATCTTTCCTACAGCAGATGCATCCAACGCAGTTATACGAATAACGTAAAGGTAAACTAATGGCACTGATACTAAGAGATCGTGTACGTGAAACGACTACGACTACAGGAACAGGTAATTTAACTCTTGGTGGCGCAAGTGCAACCTTCGATACATTCGCATCAGTCATGTCTACGAATGACACGACTTACTACGCCATTGTGCATACAGCTAATGGCACAGATGAATGGGAAGTTGGACTAGGTACATACAGTGGTACTAACACTCTTACAAGAACTACAGTACTGTCTAGCTCAAACGGTGGATCAGCAACAAACTTTTCAGCAGGTACTAAATTTGTATTCATAACTTTACCTGCTGGTGCTGCTGCTCACCTTGACCCAGCATCTAACGATCACGACTTAGCATCAGTCATCTCCTTTGGTAATCACGACACAGATGATATATCAGAAGGATCTTCCAACTTATACTTCACCAACGCTAGAGCAGATGCACGTGTTGCTGCATCCACAGCCTTTGACCCAGCAGGTTCTGCTGTTGCACTAGCGATAGCTTTGGGATAACATTATGGCAAATACATTTCTTAGAAAGACTTCACGTAGCATAGGCACATCAGCAGTTACGGTGGGAAGCTACACAGTGGGTTCAAGCACAGCCACAACCGTTATTGGTTTGTCTTGTGCTAACAGAACCACTGCAGCTATCACAGTTGACGTAACACACAACGATGGGTCTAACGATACATTCTTGGTTAAACAAGCTACCGTACCTAGTGGAGGCTCACTTGTTGTCGTGGGAGGTGATCAAAAGGTCGTTTTACAAACAGGCGATAGCATTAAAGTGACATCGAGTGCAGCCTCCTCTTGTGATGTAATGATGAGTATATTGGAGATTACCTAATGGGTAAGTCTAAAGATTTAGCTACTGGTGCTTCTGCTTTTTATCAGGATCAGACTGAAAGTGATGCACGATATGTAAATGTATCTGGAGATACAATGACAGGTGCATTAGCTGTAAATGCAGCTTTGCCTAAGATACAATCCAGCTACAATTCTTCGAAGCACCTAGAGTTAGGCGTTGGTGGTAGCGGTGGTGGCTTTTCAACAACGACAGGACATTTCACAACCTTTAATCATCAACCATATGCAGACAGGGGAACTGACAACAACCTAACAGAAAACTTTAGAATGACCAGTGAGGGGCATGTACGAACAAACTTTGATAAAAGGTTTTTTTCTAATCTAAGAAACTGGTATCCAAGTATATCTAGTTATAGTGCCTCAGAAAATAGTGGTATGACTGAAGGTACTGGGGTCAGTCAGCCAGCAGATGGTAAAATGATACCAGTAGCATATATAAACCTAAGAGCATATCAAAACTCTGTTTGTATCAAAACAAACCTTACTTCTAATGGATATATGTTTCAGGCTAGACTGACAGGGTACATGTACGGTTATGCTCACATGGACGCTTGGATAGGCGGTTATACTTATCAAGGCGGTGTAATTAATGTCACTGCCTACGAAAATGCTTCAGGCGGTCAATATTTTGCTAGTGCATATAGAACTACAGATGGAAGCTTATGTTTTAAAGTTCAGCTAGGGCAAACTGGTTATACAGAAGGTAATGCGGTCTTGCAGTTTGGTGGTCATGGAGATGGTTGGAGAGGCATCCAAGTAACAGCCGTTCAAGTTCGTAATGATGGAAGTAATCACCCATTTTAATAGGTAACAATATGACTGAGAAAACACAATTTGAGATAGACTATTTTAACGCTAATGGTGTTTATCCTATAACAGAACATGGTGGTGTTGATCTTACAGAAGAACAAGTTGCTGCAGCAACGATCATGACTAATAAGTTTAATGCAAAACAATATTTAAAGAAAACAGATTGGTATGTAACAAGAAAAGCTGAAACAGGACAAGATATTCCTGATGATGTTTTGCAAAAAAGAACGGAAGCAAGGCAAACAGCTTCCTCATAGGACACAGACATGGCATACATCGGACAGACACTAACCGAAGGTACAAGAAGAGCGCACACATATACAGCTACTGCTGGACAAACCACATTTAATGCTGTATACTCTCTTGGAAACGTAGACGTATATCAAAACGGAATACTGTTACAACCTGCTGACTACACAGCTACCACAGGAACTACAGTGGTGTTAGGCACTGCTGCTGCACTAGATGATGAGATAACTATTATAGCTCACAACATATTCAGCGTAGCAGATGCACCTACACTTTCAGGTGGTGGTACATTTGCAGCTAGTATCAGAGCGCCTATATACGATACAACACAGAATACTATGAAGACAGCTTTGTTTCAAACTAATGAGCAAAGCATGGGTACAGATACAACAATACCTAGCTCACAGAATGCTAGTTGTAATGGGCCTCTAACAATAGCGTCTAATGTGACGCTTACAGTTAATGGGAACTTGACAATCATATGAGTACTTTACATGTAGAAAATCTAAAAGGTCTTAGCTCTGGCGGTAATGCCAATAAGATTATTGTACCATCTGGTCAAACATTAGACGCTAGCGCTGGAACAATAACACCAAGTGCAGGGCAAGTAATACAAAAGGTTCATCATACTTGGAATAGTGACACAATTACTACATCTAACAGTGCTTGGACTGATGTAGGTAATTCTAGTTTAAGTTTTACACCTAAGTTATCAACAAGCCGTTTATTTATAACCGCTCATTATCATGCTAATGCTTATAGTAGTGGTGGAAGTTATGCAGGAGGTATGGTTAGATTATTACATAATGGAACTGCTATAGATCATACAAGCCAACAATATGAATTTTACTATGAAACTACATCAGGGTCTACTAATACTAATATACACACTAGGCAATCAAAATGTATAACGGTTGCTTCAGGTAGTACCAACGCAAGAACTATTAAACTACAAATGATTAAATATGGAACAGCTACTACGGCAGCGAATGTTAACCAAGGCGCTTACTATTACTCCACAATAATTGTTGAAGAGGTGGTACAATGAGCATCCTAAAGGTAGACACCATCAACGAAAAGACTACTGGCAATGGGGTGGCTATTCCTGGTCATGTTGTTCAGGTGCAAAACTCAGGTTTTAATACAAGCTTTAACACAACAAGTACCTCTTTTGTTACAACAGGACATTCGGTAACGATTACTCCCAAATTTGCTAGTAGTAAAATCTTTTTAAATATAGCAGGAGGTAGTTGGTATATAGAAGCTGGAACAGCTAATGTAACTTTATATAGAAACAGTACAAATATAGGACATGGCACTGGTGGGTTGGCATATAAGCAAGGTAATGTAAATGCTAGATATCACCCTCATTCTGCGTCAGCTTATGATAGTCCTAATACTACGAGTGCAGTAACCTATACTGTATACATAAAAAGCGAAAATGGAACTACTACTTACTACTCATATCCTACATATGGAATTATGAGTTTAACAGCTATGGAGATAGCCCAATGAGTTCTATCCTTAAAGTTGATACGATACAGAACACTGGTGGTACTACTGGGTTAACCATAGATAGCAGTGGTAGAGTGCTTAATCCAAATACTGTAGCTTGGAGTGCTTATAAAGATGCTATACAAACCGCATCGGCTGCAAACGAAAGAGTTACATGGGCTACTACAACACTTAATAAAGGTAATGGATTTTCGTTTTCAGGGGCTACAGCTAATGCTTTTGTTGCTCCTGTTGCTGGAGTTTACTCCACAAGCTGTCAGTGGTTGACAACAAACACTACTTCACAATCTGATATTCATTTAACAAAAAACGGAACCATTATTAACAGGTCAAGAAACTCTAAAGATACAGGTGCAAATCAACACCAAACAACCACTATAACCGTTACTGTAGAGCTTGCAGTAAATGATTATCTAGAGATAACTATTAGCGCTAGTGGTCAACAAATATATGGAGACTCTAACCTTTATTGGACGACTTGGCATGGACATTTAATAGGATAAACAAATGACAGATATAGCAACAGCATTAAACGAACTAAGCGTAACTGAATGGGTGTTACGTGGAGAGCCAACTAATCAAGTTGAGTTCGAGACTATGTTCCGCAAGGTTATGGGCGCAGACTCTAATGGCTCTGCCATAGAAAGCTCAGACCCAGCGCACTTCGGTACAACATGGGATAAAGTCAAAGCTAAAAAGGATGAGCTTGTAGCAGCAGAACCCATGAGGTTATTACGTGAAGAGCGTAACAGAAGATTAGCAGAAACAGATTGGTGGGCTATGTCAGACCGTACTATGACATCTGCACAGACAGACTATAGACAGGCGTTGCGTGACATAACATCCAGCGCTACGTCATTAGATGATGTAACATGGCCTACAAAACCGTAAAGGAATAATAATGTCATACATCGGCACTGAACCTAAGGATATAAGATCATTTGGCAGAACTAAGTTTGACTATACTGCTACGCAGGGTCAGACAGCGTTTACTGGTGCTGATGATGATGGTAAAGTATTAGCCTTTACTGTTGGACAGATAGAGGTATACGTCAACGGTATTCTCATGGATGATAGTGACTTCACCACAACTGGCACTGGTACAGTCACACTAGCATCTGCAGCTAACCTGAATGACGTTATCAACATTGTATCGTTTGAAACTAATATACCTGACAGTAATTATGTACCTGCGACAGGTGGTACGTTTACTGGTACTGTTACTGCTTCTAATGGTTTGACAGTTGATGATGATGGTGCAACGCCTTTAACTGTGGATCGTGCGACAACTGATGGCACAGTCATTAATGTGCAGAAAAACGGCACTACGGTGGGGAGTATTGGAACTATTGGTGGTGACACACTTACTGTAGGTTCTGGTGATACTGGACTGTTAATGAATCAAACAAATGATGAGATTATACCTTGGAATGTTTCATCAAATGCTGCTCGTGATACCGCTATAGATTTAGGAGATCCTTCTCATCGCTTCAGAGACTTTTACCTCTCTGGTGGTGTGTACCTTGGCGGCACTGGTGCGGCTAATAAATTGGAAGACGTAGAAGAAGGAAACTGGACACCATCATTAAACGTGGGGTCAGCGGTAGCTTATCAAAACCAGTGGTATGTCAAAATTGGAAAACTAGTTACTTGTTACTTTTATTTGTATAACTGGAGTAACTATTCAAATTCATCACAAATTAAAATTAGTGGTTTACCTTTTGCTTTTGAAACTGCACATGAAAGCTATTTTAATGTTTCAGTGCTAGGAGTTCCAAGTCTTCCAACATCAATTATTAATGTAAATGGACGTGTAGGCCAAACTGGATCAAATACCCTTGGCTTAGAACTTAGTTACCCTACACAGCAAAGTGTTATAATGAGCTACAGTCAATTAGGTACTGGAAACACACATATTTCAGCAACTTTTAGTTACATAACAGCCGCTTAGTTGGAGATTAATGATGGCAATTACAAAAAGAATAGAACAAGGAAAGCTAGAGATAGTCAAACCTTTCAACTGTATACAAGTTAGAACAGACACAATCATAGAAGAAGATGGGGTTGAACTAAGCCGTTCGTTTCATCGTCATGTTGTAACACCAGATATTAGTGCAGATGATTTAGCAAATGAAAGTGCAGACGTACAAGCATTAGCAGCACAGTTTCATACAAACGCAATCAAGACAGCTTATGCTGCACACTTAGCGGAGAGCGCACCCTAATGACAAGAGCAAGAGATGTAGCTAACCTCATAGGTTCTGGTAATTACAGCAGTACTACGTTCACAGCTACTGCAGGACAGACAGCCTTTACTATATCTCACACACAGGGATTTATACAGGTGTTCATGAATGGCTTGCTTTTAGATGAAACAGTAGACTGGACAAGCAACGGATCAGCAGTAACACTTACATCAGGTGCAGCAGCAGGTGATGAGATAGAAGTTGTTGCATACAATACGTTCAGCGTTGGTGATGCAATTACTCAATCAGGAGCCGATGCACGTTATTACACACAATCAGCAGCAGATGCGAGATACCAAAACATATCAACAAATGTAGTTGCATCAGCAGGGTTTGGCTATACAAATCATAATTCAAATGGCACCTATGTAAATCTTGGCGGCTTAACACTACCTTCTAGTGGTATTTGGGTCGTGAGTTACCAAAGTAGGTTTGGTTATAAAGCACATTCTGCATATCATAAAGTTGCGCTTTCAACCTCTACATCAAGTGGTGGTGTTTTTAGTACCTATAGAATGGTTGCGGAAAGAATAGGCAACCACGATGCAAATAACGCAAATATAGCTGGTAATCATATGTGGTATATTGATGTTGCTAACGGTAATTCATCTAAGTCAATTTATGTGATTTCTTATCAAAGCGGTACGTCTACTGCTGCGTTTTATCAAGATGACGGAAACGGAGAGACAGGTCTAATTGCATGGAAGTTAAGAGAAAGCACTACTAGTGGAACAGGTGTTTCAAATGTGGGATTATAATAATGTTAAATAGAGCAATAAGAGAACTCATACCTGACACAAATTGGAAAATGGCGACACCACCTCCAACTAATGAGACAGAGTTTTTAGCAAAGTTTGAAATACAAACAGGTATATCGGAAAGTCGTGACATTATATTTTCTAACGATCCGTCAGACTTTAAAATTACTTGGAATCAGATACAAGCTAAGATTGCTGAGTTAGAGGAGTAGGAGGAACCCATGAGCAACGCACGTAAACTTGCAGACAATCTTCCTACTGATGGACAGCTTGGTAACAGAAACCTCATTATTAATGGCGCACAAAACGTCCATCAAAGAGGGAACCAAACTGGAAAAACTGCTAGTGTTTATGGAACAGATAGATTTGAAGCTATTATTAGTGGTAGAAGTGAATTAGTTTATAATCTTGCACAAAACACTGATGTGCCATCTGGTTATGGGTTTGCTCATAGTCTTAGCTTTCAGACAACAACTCCTGAAAGTTCTATTGGAGCAGCCGAATATTATTTTATTAGTCAAAAAATTGAAGCTCAGAATTTACAACACTTAGCCTATGGTACAAGTGGCGCAAAAAAACTAACAGCTTCTTTCTGGGTAAAGTCTAGTGTAACAGGAACTTTTTGTCTTGGATTATTTAAAGATGATAGTGCTGGATCTTTAGAGTATCAAGTTCACAACAAAACTTATACAATAAGTGCTGCTAATACTTGGGAACACAAGACTATAACTTTTGAAGCTAATACTTTAACTGGCGGAAGTATAGCTGATGATAATGGTATTGGTCTTTATTTGAGTTGGCATTTAGCTGCTGGTAGTAATTATGATTCAGTTTCAACATCGTCTGGTTGGGCAAATTATACTACTACAAATTGGTGTGAACCTAGTACAACGGATGCTGTTATAACGACTACAAATGCTACTTTTCTTTTAACAGGAGTTCAGCTAGAAGTTGGGCCGCAAGCTACACCGTTCGAACACGAATCGTATGATGTCACACTAGAAAAGTGCCAACGCTATTATCAAAAGTCTGGTGATGGTAGAACGTATGGAGTAGTTTTTAATCAACACACAGCAACCAATGCATACTCTTGTATGAGATGGTGGAAGCCGATGAGAGTTGCTCCAACTATTTCTGGTATGACTTTAAGTCACTACAGTATATATAACACAGGTACTTCTAGATCATTTTCTGCAATAGGTATTAGTCAGCTTAGTGAGAATAGTGGTGAGTTTTATCTTACAACAGGATCTTTAACGTCAGGAACAGCCACACATTTAAACACTTATGGAGATTTAACTATGTGGAAAGCAGATGCGGAGCTATAAATGAACGTAACAAGCGCACAATTTGTAAGAGACAGTGAAGGTAATATTAGTGTTGTTAAAGCCACAATAGATGGCGAAGAAATGTTCGTACCTCATAATGTAGCAGGTAATAGGTATTCTGATGCTCTACAAGCATGGGTAGCAGAGGGTAACACCATAGCAGAGGCTGACTAATGTTTGGCTTCGCAGCAGTAGCAGAGACACCGTTCTCAGCAGAACTTACCAAGTACACCATAGGTGTTGATCTTGCTGACGTATCTGCAGCTACTGCGCTAAACTCTCCTCAGTTTTCAGGGGGTGTAAATCTTCCTGCATTAACAGGGGTTTCTGCTACACTAACCAACGCTACGCTTGACATTGACGGAAAAGCAAATATAACTACTGCTAACGTAGCAAGCACCACAAGCATAGCTGCATTAACAACTACAGCAGCAGCAAACTTTACGCTTCCTGCAAACACTGCAGCATTTACAGCTAACGTACCTAACATAGAAGGTATAGCCAATACAAACCTACCATCACAAACTGCTATTTCTGGCGCAGTCTTTGGTGATAACGTTCAGCCTACAGGAAACAACTACACAGTAACTGTAGCTAATAGTGGAAGTGGTAACAAGTATTACATAGATGGTGTAGAAGCTGCTGCGTTAACATTAACAAAAGGACTAACATACGTCTTTGATGTAAGTGACAGCACTAACAGTGGACACCCATTTAGATTTAAAGACGCATCTGGTAACTCTTATACTACAGGAGTTACTACTTCAGGAACAGCAGGATCATCAGGAGCTACAGTAACATTAGTAGTTCCTACATCTGGTACAATGCCAGCTAGATACTACTGTACTGTACACGGTAATGGTATGGGCAATACCATAACTACAGTAGATAGCACTACAACTTTTACTGTAACCGTTGCAAACGTAGGTGGCGTTAACATATTTGTTTTAAATGGTATAAACAATCCAACGCTGCAACTTGTAAGAGGAACGACATACACATTTGATCTTAGTGACTCCTCTGTGTCTGGACATCCACTAGCATTCAAAAGCGGTAACCAGAGTTACACAACTGGTGTAACAAGTACAGGAACCCCTGGTCAATCTGGTGCAAGCGTGACTTTTGCAGTACCAACATCTGCACCAGGAATAGGGTTAAGATACTACTGTACTGTACACGGCAACGCTATGGGTAATAGTATTACTACTAGCGGTGTAGGAATAAGCTTAACTGCACAAGGTAAAGCTACAACTCCTCCAACATCTGTAGCTGCTGTATTAGCTAACGCAGTACCAAGCATAACAGGTCTAGCGTTCTTTACATTGCCTGATATAAATGCTACTATAGCGCAAAACTTAGATGACCCTATTGGTGTACTCTTTCCGTTTGATGATTTTGCTGATACGTTTAACAGAGGAAGAACGGTAGTAATAATAGCACCTACTATAGGTACAAGAACTGTATACGTAGCTGCTGAAAATAGAACTGTAGTTATACGTCCTGTAAGAAGAAACAACGTAGTATACATAACTAGTTAAGGATAAGATATGTCTTACAAATGGCCTGAAAAAGATCCAGATGAAACAGCAGACTTCAGCATAGATTGGTCTAGGTTTCTAGGATCTGACTCTATAGTATCGGCTGTCTTTTTTATTGATGATGCAGACGGAACAAAAACGCAGGTGTCTACTGCACAGATTGTAAATGGATTACAGTTTATTGCACCTACTGTTTCTGGTAACGTAGCTACTGCACGTTTTGGTTTAGGAACAAATAACTTACGATATAATATTACATGCCGTATTAACACAACTCAAGGTCTTACATACGAGCGCTCTGTAACACTACCTATTAGGGAAAGATAGATGGCTTATGATTTTCTTGGCTTAGTTAACGATGTTAACCACAGGCTAAATGAGGTAGCTCTTACTTCATCAAACTTTGCAGCAGCCACTGGCTACTATAGTATAGCTAAAGACGCTGTAAACTCTGCGATAAGACATATTCAACAAGAAGAGTTTGAATGGCCTTGGAATCACGTACAATCTGAGCTTGTACTAGCTGCAGGTTCTATGAAGTATTACTATCCTACAGATGCTAAGACAATCAACATGAACTCATTTAGAGTAAAAAGAGATGACAGCCTTGGCACAGGAACAGTAAAACTAAAGTCAATGGTATATGAGGAATGGCTGGAAAAGTACGCAGATGATGAGTTTAATACAGATGCAAGTATACGTGGTGTGCCTGAACTTATTATACGTACACCTAGTAGAGAGCTAATATGCCATCCTGTACCTGACAAGGCATATACAATAGTATACGAATACTACTCAATGGGTTATGATTTAGAGAACCCTTTAGATGTACCATCGCTACCCCAGCAGTATAGGTTTGCTATAGTAGATGGCGCTATGTATTATGCTTATCAGTTTAGAGGTGATACACAGGCTGCAAACCTAGCACTAGATAAGTTTGAGAAACAGATAAAAGACTTACGCTCTATAAATATAAATAGAACACCATACATAAGAGATAGAAGAGTTAGTTTCTAATGCCAACACAATGGACTACATTCCCTATGGAGTTCAAAGGTGGGTTAATCTCCAACCTTACTCCATTACAACAGGGTACTAACGCTGTAGGTTCAGCTACTATCTTACAGAACTTTGAGTCTGATAGAGAAGGTGGTTACAGTAAGCTGCAAGGTTACAGTAAGTTTAGCGAGACAAAAGTTCCTGGCGGTGGTGAAGTTCTTGCTATGAAGGTTATATCTTCTGGTAGAGTTGTCACAGCTAGGAAGATGGACACAGCTACTATAACAGAATACCAAACAGCTACCTCTACTGTAAATGGTGCAGTGTCTAATTCTACAGCAGTGGCCCTTGATAACAATACAGCTACAGCCGTAGTAAATGGCGCTGTTAGTAATGGCACTACAGTAACTTTAGACAGAGCAAGAACTTTTGCAGGTGTAACAGGTGCTACTTCTTTAGCTGGTGCTAATGCTGCGTTTACTATAACAAACACAAATGGTACATACTCAGTAACTCCAGCAGGTCTTCAAGCAGGTACAGGATTTAAAGTTGGCGAAACAGTAACGATACTTGGTGCAGACTTAGGTGGCGCTACTCCAGCAAACAACGCAGTCATTACAGTTAGTTCTGTTGGTTCTAGTACTGTCACATATACAAATCCAACGCAGTCTGGATATAGTGGTTCTGGTAGCAGTGCTACATTTAATATTACTAAAACAGGAACCACATACACTGTAGCGATTACTGCAGCAGGTTCAGGATTTGCAGCTAACGAAACAATTAAAGTAGTTGGTACACAGTTAAATGGTGCTACTACAGCTAACGATGCAACTATAACAATAACTACAGTAGATGGATCAGGTGGTATAACAGGAGCCACCATAGCAGGTACAGGTTTAGCAGAAGGACCAATAGCAGGATTTGGCTTAACTTCTGGTACTGGTGCAAGCTTTCCTGGAACTATCACAAAAGGTATGCTTATAACTGGTACTGGTATCTCTGGTGATGTAACAGTAAAAACTGTAACAAGTCAGACTAGTATTATATTAGACACAGCAGTATCTATAGCTGATAACGTTGTAGTTAGTTTTGTCACTAATATAAAAGCTGGTATGTTTGTTACAGGCACAGGCATATCTGGTACTGTAAAAGTGGCATCGCTATCAAATCAAAACAATATTGTACTAGACTCAGCGCAGTCCATATCCGATAATACTGTTCTTACATTTGGTACATTTCATTCTAGTCAAGTAGACAAGACACTTTATTATCATGGCACAGGCACTACTTGGTCACACATAGGTACAAGCTCATCTACTAATACACTAAAAGCAAGATACGCATCTTTTAATTTTACACAAGAAGACAAAACAATATTTGTAGATAGTAAAAGCTTTCCTATCATATATAACGCTAGTGGTAACACTACAGTAAATCTTACATCTTCAAACAGTTCGGATGTACAAGGTGCAGAAAATGTAGCAGTATTTAAAAACCATGCTTTCTACTCTAAAGGTAGTAAGATATTCTTTACAGCACCTAACACAGTAGATGATTTTGCCACAAGTAATGGCGCTGGTACATTAAACATAGGCTTTGACGTAACAGGTATGATAGGCTTTCGTGAACAGCTTATTATATTTACAACAGACACAATCAAAAAACTTGTAGGTAGTACTTCTTCTGACTTTAGATTAGAACCTATAACAGACAGAATAGGGTGTATTAACCCAGACAGCATACAAGAATTTGGTGGTGACATAGCATACCTATCTCCTGACGGTATACGTTTGTTAAGTGCTACTGATCGTATCGGTGACTTAGCTCTTGATATTGCCTCTGATCCTATATATAAAGATGCTAATGAGTTTATATCACAGACAGATGTATTTTGTTCTGTACTAGTTAGAGGTAAATCTCAGTATAGGTTGTTTGCATATATACCTAGTGTACAAGCAGCTAGTGCATCTGGTTTGATAGCAACTAAATTTATCGCTCAAGGTGGTAGCGGTATAGCTTGGTCAACTACTAAAGGACTAAAAGTAAATGTAGCAGACAGTACGTATTCAGGCGCACAAGAAACTATTATGTTTGGAAATGATGATGGTTTCTGTTATAGGATGGACTCAGGAAACTCTTTTGATGGAGGAGCTATAGAGTCTATATATGAATCCCCATTCATGCCTATCACTGATCCTCAGATACGTAAGACTATGTACAAACTAACCCTGTATGCAAATCCTACAGGAACTATGAATGTAGCTATAAACTTTAAAATAGATTTTGATGCAGGTAATGATCCAAGTGTTATACAACCCCCAGCAATAAACGTATCTTCAGCAGCAGCAGGAGGTGGTGTTCATTTATTTGGCGCATCAACTTCTATATATGGAGGAGCAGGTGTTACTTATGGTGGTGTATTAGATAAGATATATAAAGAAAACTTAATAGGATCATTTAAAACAATAGCAATGCGTATTACAGATAACTCAACAAATCCAACCTTTACTCTTGACACAGCAGTGCTTGAGTATAGACAACATGATAGGCAGTAACAATGGCAGGTTATACAAGACAAGCAGCAGCTAATATTACCACAGGAAGTGTTATTGACGCTGATGATTTTAACGATGAGTACAATCAAATACAGTCAGCTTTTAATGCTGGTACTGGTCACACTCACGATGGCACAGCAGGTGAGGGCGCACCTATAGAAACAATAGGTCCATCACAAGACTTAGTTGTTACAGCATCGCAGGTAAGACCAAAAACCACTAACGCACTAGACTTAGGTACAACAGCACTACAGTTTAAAGACGGACACTTTGATGGTACAGTAAGAACAGACGGACTGACAGTAGATGAAAATGCTACTATAGCTGGTAACTTATCTGTTACTGGTCAAATAACTGGACAGATACAATCATCAGCAGTTAGTAATATAAGTACTACTAATATAACAGAAGGTAATAACCAATACTTTACAGAGGCACGTGCTAGAGGGGCTTTGTCTGCTGGGTCAGGTATAAACTATAATAGTTCAACAGGACAGATTAGCACTTCTGGTTCAGGTGCAAACAATCCAACGATTAGTTTAGTTGCTGGTACAAGTTTGACAGGTGGTGGATCTTTTAGTTTAAACCAAAGTGGCGGTGCTACTATAACGTTTAACTACTCAGCATCCTCAACAACAGCACAGGCTGTGGGCAGTTTGCATGTTGGAGTTCCAGCAACAACCAACGCAGGTACTGCTACTTATTCACATAGTGCAGGAAGCAACTACGCTGGTAGTAGTATATACGGTAACCTTCCAGGAACTTGGAGATGTATTTCTCCTTCTACAACTAGCCAAGTATATAATTATAGCGATAACGCTTATTATACTTATACTTTCTTCTCAGGTCTTTATGAAAGGATCTCATAATGGATATAGATTTTACAACAGATAATGTAAGAAACCCTGTTTACACAGAGAATGGTGACATTGATTTAGAGTTTGATCATCCTGATTTTGGATGGATACCTTACACAATTAATGTAGATGATCCTGACTCTACTATAGATAACAATGCACTTAAATCTGTAGTTGACAAAATAGGCATTAAAGAATATATTGCACCAGAAATACCACCAGAAGGAGGAGAAGCTTCTGACATTATAGGATCTTTATGAATAAACTAGAAATAAAACAAGAAGAACTAGAGCCATTAAAAGACATAATAAAATTTACTAGCGAGGCTTGGAGGCATTTAATACCTTTAAGTAATGGTGATTCTGAAAAAGATTATAGAAATCAAAAAGTTCCTACAGAAGACAGAGCGCAACCACGTACACCAACTGTGGACATATGCACAAACGAAAGATTTTCTGCTGAAGATAAGCTAGAAGCTAGAGTAATTCTAAGAAAATGGTGCAAGGATTTAGGTGGAATAAAACTAACTAACTCTATGATATACCTGCCAGAAACAACAATGAGATGGCACACAAACTCTGACAATCCAGGCGTAAGAAGATACTACACATTTACAAAAGGTGATGCTTGGTTTGCTTGGGTAGATAAAGAGGGCAAGACACACTACGATAAAGATAATATGGGTTGGACTATTAGAGAATTTGAAGCACCTATATGGCACTCTATCTACACAAGTCAGTTGAGGTTTAGTTTTGGAATACAAATGTCATGAACCTTGGTATCATTTAGTAATAGATAATCTGTACGATACTAGTAAAATAAAAGAAGAACTAATTGAGTATATAAAAGCAAGACCTATATATCTAAGCCAAAACACAACTAACATAACTAACTTTAATAGCTTACCTCTAACAAAAGAACTAATTAACTCTGTAAATTTACTAGACTATCTTGACAAGTTTGAACATAGACCAGTAAAGAATCCTGTGGTAGAAACAGATATAAGTATAAATCTACCTAATCATGAATACAGAATACACGATGAGATAGAAAGAAAAGTATTATCTTTTGTAACTTACATACACCCTGCAAAGTCTTACGGTACACTTCTGTACGATAAAGACAAAAACTTTGTAAAAGAAGTAGAGTGGCAACCAAGTAGAACAATGGTGTTTGCAGGTAAGACAGGTCACACATGGCATAACTTTAAATCAGGCGATCATGTAAGACTAACCATGAATAGCTTTATAGTAGACAAAGATGTTTAAACCCTATGCAAAAGAATGGGCTATATACAGAAGCGATAAGATTAGTAAAGTAAGAAAAGCACCATCACTAAAAACATTTGAAGATGAATTATCTAAGTATAACATAAACGCTCTACATATTGACTTGGTAGATAGAAAAAATTTAAACAGTTATGTAGACACATTTGTATATACAGAAGGCACACCAAACTTTGAACATTTTATCTGCAGTAAAAGGGCCGCTTATGCACCTATATCTGGAGTGGGATGGAGTGGTAGTATAGGTACATACAATCCTTTTGAGTATAGATACAAAAACTACGACATAGATACTGACATACTAAACATATATAAGAAGTGTAACAATAATAAATTTAACATAGTAAAAGCAGACCCTGACCTAAGTGAGCTACCAGATAAGTTTGATTTATTTGCACTACAACAACCAACATCTGTAGACAGAAACATAACACAAGACGCACTGAGGTATGCAACAAATAACAAAAGACATGTAGTATTTTCTACACATCCCTCATCTAACAACGGAACAGATGAAACTATCAAAGCTGATTGGGAAAAGTTTAGGAGACTAGGTTTACTATCAGAATATACACACTTAGCAAAAGGTGTTAACACAAATAAATTAATAAAGAGTAGCAGTAGAGTTTTTAGTGCTTGTAGTGGTGTAAACTTCTTAGCGATATTAAACAGAAAACCTACAGTAAGTTACCGTAATATGCCTTGGAGCGAAATATCTCCTGTCATCAAAAACGCAACTGAAGACTTTACTGATTGGATACCTGAAGAAAAAGATTTACTTAGATTTCTATCATGGTATTATTACGAATTAAGTACAGACATTACAGTTAATGGTTGGCAGGAAAAACTTTGCAAGAAGCTTCATACATAAAGAAAGACAGAGTGTCTATGTTCTCTCCGATGGAAGAGAGAATGTCAACAGAAGACCCATTTAGTTCTCTCATGGCAATAGACTTTATGTGTACCGAACTCTGTAACTTAAAGTGTGACTTCTGTCCTAGATCAAAAGACTACCCTAACCTGAACCTACATATGAGTTTAGACATTATACAAAAGGTAGCAAAAGAACTAGCTGATCTAGGGTACAAAAACAGATTACTGTTCTGTGGGTTTGGTGAACCGCTTTTATATAATCACTTAGTAGAAGCTGTAACTATACTAAAGAATGAAATGCCTTGGCAAGAAAACATTCACATAGTTACCAACGGTGACAGACTAAACAAAGCGAAAGCAAAGGAGTTATACGAAGCAGGGGTAAATAAAATCTTTGTGTCTATGTATCAAGGACCGAACCAAGTACACAGATTTAAAAAGATATTCGAAGATGTAGATCCTAGTATGTATCTCCTCCAACACTACTACAAAACAGAAGAAGAGAACTACGGATTTGAAAAACTAAGTAACAGGGCAGGTTACAACTTCGAAGACAAAAGTGTGAATACTACATGTAACTTACCCTTCTACGCTATGAACATACATTACGATGGTGATGTACTACTCTGTTGCCAAGATTGGACTAAGAAGGTACGGTTTGGTAACGTTATGAAAACCAGTGTAAGAGACATATGGGTAAACAATATGGCCTTACAAAGATTTAGAGCAAGACTAAGAGAGAACAGATCAATGTCACCATGTAAGAATTGTAACATAGATGGAACTCTTTATGGAAACAAAAGTAAAGAAGTGTTGAGTGCAGCATGATTACACCAGAAGAATTAGAAGATATGCTAGATCGTGCAGCCAAGCGTGGTGCTACAGCAGCATTGCGTGAAGTAGGATTGCATGATGATGATGCTCGTAAAGATATAATCGAGATGCGTAACTTATTAGAAACGTGGCGTGATACACGTAGAGGTGTGTGGTCTACTATTGTAAAGATGTCAACCGTAGCAGTAATAACATTCATAGCCGCATCACTGTGGATGCAAATAGGGAAATAAGATATGGCTAAAAAATTTGCAGGATTCAAGCCTGAGACAATGCACAACAAAATACTCCCAGCGTTAGGCTACAATGGACCAAAAGACCAAAAGTCTATTAACGCTTTTCTAGCAGCTAGTCCTTCAGCAGCAGCTAAGATGGGTAAATATACTATGGTAGCTAGGCAGATGGTAGAAGGTAAACCTGCAATAAACGCTAATGTTGGAGTTGTTGGAGCTAATCTAGCAAAACTTAATCCTTTTGCTGGTTTTGGTACAGATGAGTATAAAAAGAAAACACAAGAAACAATGGAAGCTGCTCAAAAAGCACAAAAGGATAAAGAGACTATGCGCTCTGGAAGCCTAGCAGATAGAGTAGCGTTACAAAGAGCAAACCCTGGTCAGTACAGTGTTGCTGATGCAGTTCGTGGTACTGGTGGAGGTGATGGAGGCTCAAGTGGTAGTAGTCCTTCAGGTGGTTCTAATCTATCAATGCAGCTTCCTGGCGTAGATAGTACAACCTTGAACAAGGCAAGTAGTGCTTCTGGTGATGTCAACTCTGCTGCTGCAACAAGAGGCGGTGGTATGCCGAGTGGTTCAAACTTAACTACACAAATAGGACAAGATCCTACTAAGCCTGTTACTGTTGCTAATGTTGTATCAACAGATGGTGGATCAGCAGCTTTAATACCACAAAACACAGGCCAAGCAGGTGCAGCCAATACAGCAGCAGTAACTACAGGAGGAACATCAGCACAAGCAGCAGCCCCTACCCCAACCCCTGCACCTCAAATGACTGCTGCTCAGTCTCAGGGTGATATACAAAATGCTTTATCTGGCATGAGTTCTGCACAAGGTCAGGTAAGTCCACAGTCTCTGATGCAAGCGCAGACAATGGACCCTAACTCTGCTGCGTCATTACAATTAGAAGCTGCACAACTAGGTCAAGCACAAACAGTACAAGCACCCACTCCTCTACAAGTAACACAAGATCAGCTTATAGATGGTTCTGCTGTAAATCAAGGACAGGTAGATTCTACTCTAGCCAAAGCTGAAGCAGCCCTTGTACAAGATGAGATGGCTGACTTAATGCAAGACTTTCAGGGTGGCAAAACACCTGTGTGGGCAGCAGGAGCTATGAGAGCAGCAAACGCAGCTATGGCTGCACGTGGTTTATCAGCATCATCAATGGCAGGGATGGCTATCACACAAGCAGCTATGGAAGCAGCACTGCCCATCGCTCAGATGGATGCATCCAACAAACAAGAAATGGCTATGATGAAAGCTGAACAACGTGCTAGATTTATGGGCATGGAGTTTGATCAAAACTTTCAAACTAAAGTAAAGAATGCTGCACGTATATCTGAGATAGCTAACATTAACTTTACTGCAGAGCAACAGGTAGCACTAGAGAATGCTCGTATGGCTCAGACTGTAGACTTAGCTAATCTATCAAACAGACAAGCTAAAGTTATGGCTGATGCAGCTACCATGACACAGATAGACATGGCTAACCTAGACAACAGACAGCAAGCAGCCGTACAGAATGCACAAGCTTTCTTGCAGATGGATCTGAGAAACTTAGACAATCAACAACAGATGACTATGTTTAAGGCACAGGAGACAGCTAATTCTATTCTAAGTGATGTAGCTGCTGTTAATGCTGCACGACAGTTTAACGCAACCTCTCAAGGACAGACAGACCAGTTCTTTGCAGCACTAGGTTCTCAGGTACAAAGATTTAACTCTGAACAACAGAACGCTATGGCAAGATTTAACGCAGGTGAAGCAAATGCGCTGGCACAGTTTAACGCTGCACAAGAGAATGCACGTGATAGATTTAACGCTCAGAACCATCTTGTGATTGCACAGGCTAATGCTCAGTGGGCGCAGAACATAACTACAGCCAAGAATGCTGCAGCTAACCAAGCTAACCGTGATGCAGCTATGGCAGCTAACAACCTAACCATGACAGCCTACAACAATACTGTGCAACGTGAGCGTGACTTACTAGCATGGGCATGGCAGTCAGGTGAGAATGCTAGAGAAAGAGATAAAGCTATAGCAGTAGCTACAATCTCTGCTAGTGGAGGCGAAAAGAGTGGTAACATTGTTGCAGATGCTGCTGGTAATCTGCTTGGAAAGATCGCCAACAAAGCTATTGATCTTATCTTCCTGTAAAGAAAGCACTATAATGACTACATATAATCCTAGAAGTGTATTCCAATCATACGAACAGTACGGTAGGGCAAAAACTAAACAAGCACAATCTAGTAAGCCTAAGAATGCTAATCAACAAGCTGCTAGGACAATGAGTTCTGTAGGTGTAGGTGGTCTTGGTGGCAAACCTACTACGTCTGCTGCACAAAAGATTCAAGATAGGTTTAGAAGAGAGACACAAAGGGATAGCGGTAGCACATATGATGAAGTACCACAAACTATAACTACAGGACTAGGCTCTAGGAAAGCTCAAGATACTAAAGACGAAAGCATGTCTGTAGGCACAAAGATAGACAGAGCTTTTGTAAAAGTTATGACAAGTCTTATACCTGACTTTTCTCCACCAGAAGAACAGGCTGTGTTTCCTTTAAAGGTATATGGTGGCCCTTTGTTTAGAGTACCAACACCTACTCCTGTTACTATACAACAGCTAGATGACGCAGCAAGAGATACTTCAAGAACGTTCGCACCTACAGCTATGGAGACACCAACGCTACCGACTACAGCTACGGACAGTGATACAGGACTAACAACGCCAAGAGGTTTGATGTCACCTCCCACTATGACACAGCCTGAAAAGCCAAGGGGTTTGATGGGTATACCTAGAGCGTTGGCTAGAGCGAATGCCGTACCTACAGCAGCATATCAAGTACAGTCAGGTGATACTCTATCTGAGATAGCAGCAGCAACAGGTACTACTGTAAAAGAGTTAGCTGACCTCAATCAAATCTCAGATGTAGATGTTATAGAAGCTGGTGCTGATATACAGATACCTATAAAAAGACTAGAGGATGAAGCTGTCGTTACTCAAGCTACTAGCATGGAAGACCTAAAACCTATTAAGGCAAGTTTTAGAGATGTAGATCCTGATGCAAAATTTTATAATAGTTTTAACGAGGAAGCAGGTTCAAGCCCTGAAAGATTTATATTACGTTTAGCAGGAAGTGAAAGTAGTGGAAATCCAGATGCTGAATATACTGTAGAAGATGGTAGAAGGTTTGTAGGTCTACTACAGTTTGGCAAAGCTCGTTTAACAGATTATAAAAGAGATACAGGTGCTAAGTTTACACAGGATGAATTTAAGAAAGACTTAAAGTTGCAAGGTGATGTATCTATCTGGCATATTAATGATATAGATAAAGCTATTGATTCTGTTATAGATAATTCAGCTTTTAAAAATCGTGATGGTTTACGTGCTGTTGCTCATTTAGGAGGAAAAACAGGCATGAAAAAGTTTGTACAATCTAATGGAGAGTACAACCCTGAAGATGAATTAGGTACAAGTCTTTTAGATTATTACATGAAGTTTAGCAATTAATAGGAATAGTAATGTTCGGATTACCACTAGAACTAATAACAATGCTTGGCTCTACCGTACTAGGTGGAGTAATGTCCATCTGGGGGCAGAGCATGAAGATGAAACAAGAGCAGAATAAGATGCTCATGGAACGTGCCAATGCCAACGCAAGCTTTGCAGCAGAAGCACGTAACGCTGGAAAGACAGATAAACATTTTGCATGGACAAGAAGACTTATTGCATTATCTGCAGTCTTTGCTATAATAGTGTTGCCAAAGTTGGTTGCTGTATTCTATCCAGAAGTAGGTGTATACGTAGGCTACACTGAGATACAGGTAGGCTTCCTTGACTTTATCTTCGGCCCAGGAGAAGAAGTAGTTAAGTGGAAATATGCACAGGGCTTTGTAATAACACCACTAGATACACACATCGTATCAGCTATCGTAGGCTTATACTTTGGTGCAGGATTTACTAAATAGGAAAAAGCATGGAACAAGATATAACACCATTCGATAGACCAATCCCAGGCCAGTCTTTGACAGGGGAGCCTAAGAATAATCCTTGGGAAAACCCTGCACAAATGTCAGAAATGGAAGACGTTACTAAATTTTATATTGAGCGTTTATCAAATGAAGAAATAGTAGATGACATTGCTGTGCTGTGTCAATCAGGTATAGCCCTAAAGCCTATCGTACAAAGTATTGTAAGCTCTGGTAACTTGAGAGGTTTGCACACAGTAGATGCAGGTATGTTAGTATCGCCTATCATACACCAGTTTCTAAAGCAAGCTATAACTATGATGGGCATAGAAGTAGACGATGACGGTATTGATTATCAGAAAGAGGCAGAAGAGAAAGAACTAGAACGCTTTAAAATCTTAGCCTTAAAATATTTAGAAGATAATCCTGATGATGCAGACCCAGGAAAACAATTATTGAGTGAGGTGGTTGAGGAAGAACAGACACCAGAAGAAAGTAAACCGCAAGGGCTAATGGCGAGAGGTTAAAGTAATGTCATTCTTGGAACAATTTAGTGCAAGCTTTTTGAACGAGATAGCGGAAGGTATCGACACACGTACAGAAAAAGCAGAAGCATACGAAGAAGAGCAGAAGAAGTTAGCTGAACGTAATGCGGCTATTATAAATACTAGAAACCTTAGAGCGCAGGAAGCTGCACTTATAGGGCAGAAAGCTATTCAGCTAGGCGCTAGGAAAGAACACGTCAAAGCTGCTATGGCATCTGGCATGAAGGGCGTAGCAGAGTTGTACGATAAGCTACAAACTGCAGCCAACCAGAAGGGTGTCAAGACTTTGGGCGAGGATGACATCGAAGCTATTATCAATATGCCTAGCCTACCATCTGTGAACCAACGCTATGTAGATATGTCACTCAGAGACTTTGCTAACATGACATACGGTGTCAAGCCGATGGATGATAGACCTGAAGTAGAAACTAGTGACAGTGTAGTTAGAAAGCTTCTAGGCTTTGAAGACATGAACCTAGCTAAACAAAGACTACAAGACACAGAGTATGTAGAAGGTATGTCTATTGCAGATATAAACGAAGCAGCTAGACAAGCAGAGTACACATCTTTGTTCCCTGACATAGGCTTTACTCTCATGGAGGTAAACTTCTACGGACCTGATGCTGCAGGAGAGTTTGTAAAAGACTTCACAGAGACAGCCACCAAAGCTACAACAGGTAAAGTAGCAGAGACTTTTATACAAGCTCAAGTTAGTGCAGCTATAGACAAAGCACAACGATCTGGTAGCCCTCTAACACCAGATGAAATAGCAGAGATACAGAAAGGTGCAGAACAATTCCTAGCACAACAAGCAGTACTACCCCTGATAGAAACTACTGCAGGTATGTACGGTAAAGGTGGTTTCTTTAAGCACAACACTACGATAGACTTGATTGAGAAGACTATGGGTGCTGACTTTTTAGCAGACTACATGGAAGTATATAACATAGACCAAGATGATGAAGAGGAGGTAACACCTGAAACAGCAACTGAACCCGATACAGAAGAAGCTACCGAAGAGAAAGAGGACGATACAGAAACTAAAGAAGAAGAGGTATCTGCAGAAGAAGCAAGATTCTCAAATGTATCATACCGTAATGACGAGGGTAAAGTTATAAATGGTGTACCACCTAGACCTACTAGAGAGTTTTCTAACTTGTTCTTTGGGCAAGGCATGGGCGGTGCTGACATAGAAGCTATTCTAAAAGGTGAAATGCTAGTACCGAAATACCTAAGACCTGCACAGTGGGATGAGTTGTTTGGTGAGTTCTACAATCCTGATGGAACATTTAAAGGATAAAACATGGCAAGTTACTATGAAAATCTTAGGAGGTTTGGCGGTGGGTCAACCTTCACTCCTGACACATCTCCAACTCAGGATGACTTTTACATAGATAAAAGTGTTACCCTAGAAAAAGATGACCTAAAAAAGTATGAGTACCTAAACCCTATCCGTGACTATATGATAGAGCGTAAAGGTGTAGACTACAGGAATGCATCTGAGGATGAGGTTGTCGATGACTTTGTACAACACATGCGTTACTTTAATGCCAACAGTGTATCTACTGCAGGTGAACTTAGATTCATAAACAAAGCCAATGACCAACGCAAGAACAAAGCTCGTAAAGCCTATGAGATATATGAACAGCTAGGTAACGTCTTCCAGAACGATGGTGTTATGGGTGCTGTGGATGGTGTAAAAGATTATATCTTTGCTGCTGCTAAAGATCCGACAAACTATCTAGGACTTATCACTGGTGGTGTTGCACGTGCAGGTGTTGCAGGTGTGTCACTCACAGGTAAGCAAGTGGTTAGGTCTGCTGTTCGTGAGGCTGGTAGAAAAGCTTTACAAGACGGTGCATCTAAAAAGGCTGCTGTAGAAGCTGCTAAGAAAGCTGGTAAAGAGGCTGCTGCCAGGGCTGTCAAATCAGGCTTGTCTAAAAGACAGACTAATAAAGTAGCTGACGGTGTAGTAAAAACTGTAGAGAAAGATGGACGTAGGTTCATAGCCCAGGAAGCTATGCGTAAAAAGCAGTCTGAACTGTTCGAAAGCGCTGCAAAGAGATCGTTAAAACAAACTATAGCGCTGGACGCTGGTGCTGCTGTACTTCAAGATGTGATGGCACAGACTGCATACATAGAAGCAGGAGCGCAGGAGCAATACAGCAAGACACAGACTGCATTCTCTTCTCTGTTAGGCGGTGTAGCAGGAGCAGCACAGCTAGGCTTTGGTATGTTCCGAGGCTCTTCAGGATTCGAGGACTCAGGTACTACACTCGAAGGTATAGCCAACGCTGTCATAGATAACAACACAGCAAAGCTTACTGCTGAAGAAAGCAAAGAAGCTGCAAAGCTTGTGAAGGATACTGTTAAGTCTTGGAATGATAAAGTAGAAGCTGGGTATGAGATAAACACAGCAGTCATGCCCTCTGACTTAGTACGTACTATTGTGATAGGCGAAGATGGTAAGAGTGGTTTAGCTAAATTACTAAATGAAAAAGGTATGAAGATACATGGACAGAAGAAAGTATCTGACATCATAACTAATGTGGTTAGGTTTATACCTGAAGAAGACCTTGTTGAGATAAACAAAGGCATGAAAAAGTACACAGACCTACAGCTAGGAGAGATCACTGAGGATGGGGGTACTGAGCTAAGAGACTTACTAGCAAAAGATATATCTGAAGCAGGTAAGACACTGGCTGTAATGTCACAGGCACGTAAGCTTATAGATGGCGGTATCGTAGCTGCTGGTGATAAGAACAAAAGAACTTTTGAAGATGACATAGCTGATGCTGTGAGAGAACAGAACAAGATGAAGAAGTCTGAGCCTCTCAAGTATGGTCAGTCTGTGTGGAAACGTTTACTTGTTTCATCCCCTGCTACAACCATGATCAACGTTGCTGGTTTCTCTCAGTACTATGTAGGTCAGACAATGGCTGACTTGTTTAACTCTACTATGCTAGGTTTCAAAGCTCTGGGTCAAGCAACAGTAAACCCTAATGCTGCTAGAGAAACTATGCGTCAGGCTAGAGCATTGACTATGCTGCAAGCGCAGAAGATGCGTAACTTGTTAGACCCATACACTACGCATGATGCATACTTAAAGTTCTTAGACACCAACGAAAGCGCACGTAGAAGCTTGTTTGAAACTATGGCTGGCGGTGTAGAAGCTACAGCAGATAGATACAACATCAACCCTGACAGTAAAGTATTCAGAAACGTAGAAGCATTTGCTACAGCAGCCAGTCAGGTAACAGGTGTACGTATACAGGACAGCTTCACAAAGTCTCAGATGTTTATGACTGAGATGGATAAGTTCTTACGAGTCAACAAAGGTGTCACTCTCAAGGAAGCTCTACTAGAAGCTGATGACTTTATTGATGAAGAAATAATACAAGGTGCGCTGGACAGTACGCTCAAGTCTGTGTTTGCTAAAGACTACACAACAACAGAGCAGCCAGAGCTACTACGTACAGCAGCTAAGTTTGCTGAGTCCTTCTCTAATACCCCTGGGCTAGGTACGCTACTACCATTCGGTAGGTTCTTCAACAACGTTATAGCTACAGCTTATCAGTGGTCACCACTAGCTGCACCACAGCAACTTGCTAAGTTCACAAAGAACCTTGTAAAGGGTGAGCCTGACGTAACTGACAGAGATGCATTTGCTCGTATGCTTGTAGGCAGCACTGCTCTACGTCTGTCTATGGACTACGACAATGAGCGTAAAGAAAAAGGTTTGGGTGTATATGAGGTGGACGTAGGCGGTGGTACTATCGTTGATGCCAAGAACACATTCCCATTCTCTCTATGGTTAGCTGCAGGACGCATACTAAACAACATAAGAAACGGTGAGCAAGTTCCACCAGAGCTACAGCAAGAGCTAGGCACACAGTTAGTTGTAGGTCAGCTTGCACGTGATGCACAGTTTGCTAACGACATAAACAATCTACTAGATGTATTGACAAACGTAGATGAAGGTGCAAGAGCAGCAAGTGTAGATGGTTTCTATAAAGTAGGTGGTAACTTTGTGTCAGGTTTTACACGTCCACTAGATGCTATCAACAAAACTATCGGCTTTGCTATGGGTACAGACAATGCCAAGGATGTACGTCAAGCAGAAGGTATGAATGTATTTACTCAGTCTGCTACCAAGTACGTAGATAATATCATAGAAGCTTTCATAGACAAGACCGACACCATAACAGGAGAAGACTTAGAGGTAGCAACTAGATCAGGTAAGGTATATGATGCCAATCCTTTTGCTCGTATCTTTGGTATAACAGTAAAACCTGGGCGCACAGCTACAGAGAAAGCATATTCTATGGCAGAGATGTTTCCTTGGAGAGCTAACGAAAGAACTAAGATACCTGCCTACGACAAAGCGTTTAACGGACTGGTAGCACCTATGCTTGAGGTGTACACACAACAACTGTTGGATGATCCTAAGTTCCAGAATGCTAGTCTTACACAGAAGAGAGGTATGCTCAAGGCAAGACTGTCTGATATTAAGTCTATAGTCAGAGAGCGTATGGAGAAAGGTTATACTGGTAGTGAGAATGCTGTGCTACGTAGAGCAGCCAAGGCAGCACAGAAGTATAACAAAGAGACAACAAGAGAAGCCCTGAAGCTTATGAAAGAACAGACAGGGGTAACTGGCTCCCTCGAAGACTTAACCTACAAGGAGCTTGAGCTATTTATGATATATGCGGAATACCTGAAAGATATACAGGAAGAAGCAGGTAGACTATAAAGAGAAGGGGCCGCATCTAGCGGCCCTTTTCATTTCCAGTATAACAATAAGAATGTATCACAAGTGTTACAACTAAAATTACTAACTATGTAATCATCCTCTCCATCGTGATCACCACCTTGTATCATTTGGGTGTCACACTTAGGGCAGATTATCTTTCCTTTACGTTTTTCTTCCATCCACTTTTTGGCTTCACGTTCCAGTTTCTGCATGACTAAATAGATCCTGTATGGCAGGTTTTACCTGCTCTTGTTTTTTCTTAGTTGCTTTGGTTCCTACTCTATTAAGTATATCTATAGCCTGACCTACAGTCAAGGTAAACCATTCTTTTTCTGTTCTTTTGGCTAGTTTTCCTGCTATTGTATGAGCTTTCTTTTCTGCCTTTCTCATATTAGATACTTTTACAGTATATACCATTTGACCGTCACGCTCTGGATAGGCTGTATTAAATTGTGAAAGTCTCTTATCAACATTTTCAGCCATACCTATCTTCACCCAGTTTTCAAAGTGTGGATTTACTAATACATATATGTAACCTTCTTTCTTGTCTAATCCAACGTTACCTGCTTCTATTAATCCATCACTAATTTTATATCTACCTGGTTTAAACATTTTATATCTAGGATCTGCTCTTGATATATATTTTCCATTAATATATAACATAAGTTTATTTTTTGTAGGATTCCTATGAGGTAGATGATCTCTTCTAGCACTTTGTGTGCTATTGTATTTCTTATTGTAACAAGGTTTACATAATCTGTAATCACTTTTTGCAAAAGTTGGATTCCAGTTACCACCTTCACTATTATACCCTGCTATTAACTCTACATTACATTCTTTACAACACTTCATTCTATACTTCCTGTGGTATCTGAGTACACCATACCCAATATATTGCATCTTTCATGTAGTCGGGTCTGGTAGCTTCAAGTATTTGTCTACGTACCTCAACTGCTTCTTGACACTTTTCTAATTCAAAATAAATCTTTTGAT